TGTTGTTGAGGAGGAGCCTCTGGTTTGGGGGTCATATCAACGGGTCTAGGCGCTAATGACACATTTATTTCGACCTTTTCATTGATAGACTTTAGCGCTATGTAGTAACTTTTCGGTTCGCCGTTACTTTTGATGTTTCCAGACACCTCTTTATTGTTTGACTGCTTAAAATCCAGAGCCGCACCGTTATCTAATGCATTTTGGTCGCACACCGCAAAGTGAAACTCATCGTTACCCTTCAAATAAAAGTCCATACTAAACTCGTTTAGTTCATCATTTATAGGGATGAGTTGCATTACTTTTCCTACTGTATATTTGTTGACAGATGCCATAGTTGTTTTCTTGTTTAAGAATTGTCTTTAAACTTACATATACATACTTGGCACCCCCGCATTGCTTTTTCCATTTTGACGCAACAACGAGTCGGCCTGTTCGGTGGTGAGAGTTAATGGGAACTTAGTCTTGGAGGGCAGCGAGTACCTAACTACCTTTTTGAGCTTAGACTCGCTTCTTTTTCCAACGAGCTTTATGACGTTGAGCCGGGCTACGATCGTGCTGAGGTTGCGTCTCAAATCACGAACGCCGTGTTCATTGGTGTACTTTTCTACTATGTACTTGATCACCGAGTCTGGTATTTTGAGATCTTTCAATTTGAACTTGAACTCCTCGCATATTTCAGGCAACAAGTATTCCTGTGCAATTTTAATTTTATCAGCGGTTTTGAAACCTTTCATGTGAATGACTCGCATCCGGTCTTTCAGAATAGGATCCACTTTTTCTGCATTGTTGAAGCTCATCACGAATACGGCTTTGCTCAAATCAATGTCTATCCCCGAAAAGTATCTATCTTGAAACGTTGAGTTTTGCACCGGGTCTAGAAGATGACATAACAGGTTAGAAATCTCCTTCCCTGCCGGGCTATCGCTCAACTTGTCGACTTCGTCGAAAAAAATGACAGGGTTCATGCAACCAGCATCGCGAATCACTTCTATAATCCTTCCAGGTTTACTGCCTTCGAAAGTGTAGTCGTGTCCCTGCAAAAAGGCGCTGTCTTTAGCGCCGCCTAAAGCTATTAGAGAAAATGGACGTCCCAACACTTTGCTCAAGCCGTTTTTGACCAAAGTGGTCTTTCCGTTGCCTGGTGGACCCTGCAATGCGAGCACTTGTCCGGTTCCAGCCTCGTTGGATATCCATCCAGATATGAGTTGGATGATTTCATCTTTCACGTGTTCGTGGCCGTACACCGCTTTGTTCATCGTGTTTCTGGACTTCACCAAGAAGTTGTATATTTCCTTGGGGGAATTCGCAGACTTGCTTATCGGAAACTTTGTGTACTCATTCAATGGCAACTTTTGAAACTGAGAAAACCAGGCATTCAGCTTGTGATACTCGTTATCGGTGGTTTCCATTTCCTGGAAAGAGTTGAGTCTGTTCATAAGAAATGCTTTGGAGTGAGTGGATAGCTCTGTCAGTTCTAGAATCCTAAACTTCAGAGGAACTGTCGCACTGTTGAATACTCGAAGCGAGTCGTATTCTTCAACACAATCTCTCTTTTTTTTCTTGTTCAATTTTTTGTAGTACTTCTTTTCAGCGGGGGTAAACGTATCGCGCAAGTCGTCCATTTCCATTTCGTCTTCTTCGCAATAGGAAGAATCGCTGTCTTCTTCTGATGTTGACGTTTCGATTTCCTTTTTTCTCTTTCTTCTCTTCTTTCGGCGCCGCTTGTCCATGTTTTCCACGTGCGCGCACAACTGGTTCAATACCAGCATCTTCGTAAGAGTATCGTCTTGATGATTTCCACCGAAATCTATGAGAGAATGAGGCTGATGACGGGGTTGCGGTATCGCTTCGCTAAACTCCAATTCCAGCATCCCATGACGAGCCGCCTTTCGAGAGTTTCGAGTGTTTCGAGCACGTTTCTTGGGTTTGGGGGATGCTATGATTTGAATGATATCGGGGCACTCGTAATCGATCAAACCTTTTATATTGCCGTGATCATCCACATCACTTGCGTCCATATCGTCCTCGGACATTTCCTCGCTTTCACCTATGGACTCTTCATCGGGGTTATACGTGTCGTCGCTTTCATCGTCGTCGTTTCCTAACAATCGTTTTGGCAAAAGCTTTTTGTTTCTCGTTTTTACATTGGTTTTGGATTTAGCCTTGGATTTAGCCTTGGATTTAACTTTAACAACTTGAGTTTTGTTACTCTTTCTTTTTCCTCTACGTTGAGGGGATTTTTTCTTCTTTTTGGACGAACGTTTGACTAATTTTGGAGTACTCGATCCGTCGCTTTCTTTTGTGTCTTTCATTATTTATTTTAGAACGCTTTTTCTTTTAGATTCTGAAATTGAATTAAAAGATCGATTGTTTTAATTTTAAATTTATTATTCATCCCACAATAACCTGCATTTCACTCTTCGATACATCAAACTGCTTCAGAAAGAACGGGGATAACATCACTGATATAAATTCCGAAGGCAGCTTGCCTTTCAGCGTGGACGCGCAATTCTTGAACTCCTTGATACGTTTGTCGCGCGGGCGAACCCAGTTTCCTCTCTTTTTCATATGAGAAAAATGCGCCGTTGGAATCATAACCTGCACTTTTTCCGTGTGGGAAACGTGTGTCAGAATATGTTCCAGTTCATTTCGAGGAGAACTAGACAAAGCCATTATAATTGTTGACCATTTCATTTTATTTTTTTAACCATTTTTATTTTAGTTAAAAAAACCAAGCCTGAACCATCTTACCTTTTGCGCGAACGACGCCGTCGCCGACGCCTGCCCCCTTCTAACTTTTTCGACCCCTTTTCATAGTGTTCCTTCAGCATCGGAGCTGCACCGACGGCAATCATCAGCAATGCGACGAGACCCTGCAGCTTGAGCAAGTTGGACGAACCAATGCAGCATGCCTTGCTCTTCTTGTCTGCGCAAGCTTTAGTTTCAGTACCGTCATCGTCTTCGCAGCATCCGCATTTGCTGTACATCTGACTGATGGTCGCCACCAACGCTATCACACCGGGAACCGTCGTGATTAGGTGAGGAGAAATGTCGAGTTTCTCAAAACAACAATTGCACAAAGTGAAAACTAATCCTAAAACACCCATCAACATAACCAGCTGGTTGGGAAAAAGAACTCTTCGGTTATCACACGAGCAATCGAGAGACTTCACGGAAATAGAAGCCGATGTGAACACGAGGGTTCCGGCCACTATAATTCCAGCAATTTCTTCTATAGTACGTTCTGCCATTTATTTATTCTAGGAAATAATTTATAAAACTGGAAATCCTAAACTTCCTCCTGAAATCCTGACTATATTATTGTTTACGCAATTTAAAATAAATTCGTACTTTTGTCTTATGTTTACCCCAGAACCATTGATACCGTCGTAATTGGTGGGCCCTCCAGCAGTCAAAGGGAGTCTTAATTGCGTTCCAGGAGAACTCGAGTTGGCTGCAATGGCCAGATCGCTCGCCTGTGGCCGAATAGAAACGTGAGTAAGTTTCCCGTAGTTTGTTGAACCCATAGGATCCAAACACGCAAAGTCGAGTGAATAGGAGTAGCAGTGGTATCCAGCTACTCTGGGAATTGAAGGTGCCGTGTAGTAGGGATTTACATAACTGTAATAGTCATTTCCCATATTTGAAAGACGCTCTGTGTTCTCATACACCAGAGACACCGATGCTATGGGGTCAACGGCAAATGTAGTGTGAAACTTGCTCGTGTTATCTGACAATCCACCCATTGCCGGGGATCCTACGGTGTACACAGAATGTTCGTTTGCAAAGGTTGTGTTTCTAACCGCGAAGAAAATAACTTTTACAGCGTGCGAAAGTCGCACTTCGATGTTGGGGTTTGGCAAAATTTCCGGGGTGTACGTCGTAGATAAAGCGTTCTGAAACTGTTCTATTAAAATGTCTCTCGGGGCGCACGCCATACGTTTTCGTTCGTCGTTGGAAACAATAGCATAGTTTGCCCACACCTCGACCGTTTTAAGTTCAGGCTCGTTTCCACTCTGCAAATCGCTAAGAAGAGGAATAGATCTATAGTCAGTGTTGTCTGGATTCTGAGCAAGAGCAGCAACACCACCACCATTGTCAACAGTCCCAATCTCCGCGATGAGGAGCTCGTTCCAGTTCCTAAAACTGAAATGCACAGTCATATCATTGTAAGGGAGTGCAGCGGTCGGAAGAGCAACACCGGAATCTCGGGTGAAGAAAAATGGCAAAGGCAGATTCAGAAACGTTTCAGACACTTGTCCGCTAGACAGCACGTTTTGGTTACAATTGCCCGGAGCAGCACCAGCGGGGACGTTTGGTGCTATAAATGCAGGAGGAAGCTGCTTAGACCGGTTGGGATTGACGCCGACGCCGGAGAGGAACGCATCAGTTAGATTAGTCAATTCAACAGTGTTTCCGATCATATGACTGTAGCCGTCCTGCTTTGATGCTGGGACAGTAAATGCTGCCCACATATCTAGATTGTGAGAATCAAACTCTTCCACCAACAAGTCGTTGAACGTAATGGATACATTTTTAACCAGGTTGTGCATTAGGTTTTGCGTCCATCGAAGGCGCTTCGCTGGCAGTGTTGTTGTTTGCGCGGTGATTACAGGAATTCCCACTCTCAGCCACATATTAAGTAGGTAGTCGCCCGATCTGGAAATATTTACCGCAAAACTCTTTCCAAATCCAGGCTGACCTGCCGCTGTGGGTAAAATGACAGGGATTTGCGAAAACCAAGTGGACTTTACTGTCGTTCGCACAAAGTAGGACACTGAAGTACTACAACCATACATATATTTTTCCAATTCATCGTAAGTGGCCAGGTCGATGAATCCTGCTGTTATGTTTGACTTATTTATGCTCATTTATTAGTAGCGGATTTATACTTTTAATTCTAAACTCTCGTGTTGAAGTATGACGTCTGACAACCCTTGGTTTTATCCGCGGGAAGCGGTACGGTACAGGTTGCGTTGGCGAGCGGGAACAAATTCTTCCTACTGCACACGTTCTTGTCAGTGGCGCATATGGACACATTCGCCAACGTTTGGTTGTCCAGTCCCTGCAATGCGCGGAGAGCCGGGGCATTATCTATTCTACCCAACTTGTACAGATCAGGGCAAGATGGAAGGCTTGGATGGAACAGTTCGGAATACGTCAGATGAGTTTCCTTTGCGCCCGAATCAAAGTCTCTGTAAGAACCCGCGAACGGGTTGTTGTCTGGAGCTATGTGAGTGGTCATTTTTATTTATTGAGTAAAATAAAAATGGATAAATTAACTGTTGCCGACCTCAAACAAAAAGCTAAAAAGGCCGGAATAAAAGTAAAAGGTGAAGGATGGGCTGCATGTTGCCCTCCCAAAGGTCGCAAAAAGGACATTATCAAAGCTCTCAATTCAAAAAAGAAACGCCGAAAAGCCTCTTCGCCGAAAAGAAATGCGGCTCCTCAAATGAAGACCAAAAGGCGTGTTCAGTTAACTAGCGTGCCAACGAAACCAAAACGCAGGATTTCTCTCGTGTCCACGACAGCGTCGGACGAGTGGTCGAGAGACCAATGCCTTTTAAAATGTAAAAGGTTCATGACGTTCCAGGATGCAAACACGGAAAATCCGTTTACTCAAACGGCAGCCGCTCCTAAGCTCACAGAAGGTCAGAAACGCTACAAAAAAACTCTGGACAGCCTGGAACAAAAGTATTCCGGGATGCAAGAAAACAACCCCGAGTGGGAGATAGCGGAACTTCAAGCAGAACTTCTCGACCCGGATCTGACCGAAGACGACCGTGAATGGATTGAAGAGCAAATTGCAGAGTTGCAAGATTACATAGGCTAAACAGGAACGATCGAAGGAGAACAGCTTCTCCACAGTCCGTTGTCCAGTTTTGTTACATTGGTTGACTGAGGGCGCTTCAAGGACTCACACGTCGCGTCCGTCTGCCACCCCGCTTCCTTGATCGCTTTCAAGGGGTCTTCCTCGGACGGCAAAGTTTTCATTAACTTTTTAAGATTGGGATTCTCCAAAAACAGATATTTTCCAACCAAGTACATCCACAGATAGTAATTGTTTCCAGACTGACCTCCGTCTGCAAAATTGTCGTCTATTTTCGGATACTTTTTCTTTATCTTCCTAACGAACGCTTCTCTGCCCTTTTCTCCCGACAACCCCACTTTCATTGCCAAGTCGTACCAGTCTTTTGCCACCTTGCTATTTCTATCGGCGTGCATAAAGAATGTTTCTGGGCACACCTCACCATCTCCGCGTGCATATCTCTGACCGTTGAAGCAAAAGAAGGGAGAAGCTCCGACCGCGTCGGGTAACCACGATGACAGCGGGCGATTCATGTAAACCGTGCCGTCTATCATAGTGCCGCCAAACTTGTGCAGGATGTACAGGCCTATGAAATCGCTTTTCACAGCAAGGTTTCCATCCGATGCTTTCTCAATCTGTTTCAGCTCTTGCATTGGGATGAACTCGGTTATATTTGACGGATTCAAGAATTTGATGTTTCGCACCTTTCCAATTGTCTGCCAGTTTTTGTAGCAGCGCTGGACAATGTCAGGCGGAGAGATCAACGCGCTACCTTTAGGGGTTTCCCAGTATGTCCATACGGGTTCTGAGGCTCCGTGATGCGGAGTTGTGTTTTTGGAAAATTTTTCTACGGGAATCGTAAACATCCAGCAAAGGGCTGCGACAACAAATAAAATCGAAACAATCAAGCGCATTTTGTGTAGCAGTTTCATTTTTATTATTCGATGATTTTAAAAAGTTAGATCTACTTGCTTTTGTACAGATCGAGTGCATCTTTGAAAGACATCTGCGGTTTTCCCAGCCGCTTGTTGACGTGATTGTGAAAGTTCCACATAAATGTGAAGAGGGTTTTGCGATTGGTCAACGCCTTGTCTAGGTCGGCACTGGCCATAAACTCCTTTGCGTGTTCAGAACAGTTTCTGCAAGGCAAAAGGTAGGGCAAAACTTCAACGAAGGCTCGCATCTTTTGCCTAGCTACACGCGTGGGATTCATTTGGTAGTTCAGCGACATATTATGAAGCATGTACCAGTAGTGTGGTCCGAATTGAGACGGATGATGTTCCGCTTTAATCTCGCTCCAATTTATATTCCCGGGAGCCTCTCTCGACTCAACCGGAGAACGTTGAGGTCTCGGACTAGACATTAGAGGGCGTGATATGGTTTGCAATGAGGTTCTATTGACCGGGTGTGTGAAATCAAATATTATATCCGGATTCACTTGATTGTCATAGTAGTTTTTAAAAGGTAATGTGTACATTCTCAATTTTATTTATAATTGAGAAATTGTTCTGTTTAAGGGAAAGCGATCGCTGTGACATCGTTGCCTGCACCCGCCAAGCAAGTGTCGATTGCCGCCGACATGTCAACCCCGCCAATAGCCGTCTTGGTTCCACCAGACGCCATGTTAACCAGAGAAGAAATTGCCTGGCATTGCTCGTTGTAAATTCCGCCCATAACAGCGAGAGCTCCCGGCTCGAGATCAACAGCAGGGTTGACCGATACCTGAAACCAGCCCGAGTTGCACGGCGGAATGGCCAAGTCGCCTCGAATCTTGTCAGCCTGTGAACGAAGCCGGCTGCTGAGATTCGCAGTGATAAATCGATCGAATACAACGGGGTTGTCCGCATTGTCATCTCCGCCAGCACCAGCGCCAAACACCGGATCGTTTCCGCCTCCCGCGAGAGCCTGTCCGCCGACCACACCCGGAAGAAGAGAAGGATTCATACTATTCAGTTGCATGCTATCCATTCTACCACTGCCTGCAGACGACATTCCGTCAACTTCCATTCCTACAAATCCTTCTTTCAAATTCGGCATTCTATTACCCGCAATAGAGCCAGTGTTGAACCCTAGAGCAGTGTGCATCTTGTTTCCCGCGACATTTTCCGCAAACGGAGTTTTAAGACGGTAGGCCATGTTTCTTTCGTTAGGGGGATTGTAAGTAATATTTGCTCCCATACCTTGTGCATTAAACCTAGGAGGAAGCATTGCCTGAAGTGACGGAGGCGCCGCGTAGATTCTTCCGGCTTCCGCATCCGCACGGCTTGCAGCATAAGAAGGGATAGCTTTCACAGCCTTTGGCGGATCCATGTTCCAGTTTTCAATCACCGGCTTGGTGTCGTTCATACCAAGAGTTAGAGCTGCGCCAGCTAAAGCAAGCGCGCCAATGATAGCGACGTTATCTGAATTAATCATCGTTTATTATGCCAAAGATTTTTTTAAATTCCAGGAGAAGCGAGTATTTTTCTACTATATCCGTGTACTCATCAATGAAAAGGTATTTCACATCGCTTCTACTCAATTCGCACACCTGCGCGTTTAAAATAATCGCGTACTCGGACGCCACATTTTGCATAAGTCGTTGATCTCCTTCTATCGCTCTGTACATTTCATTCAAACCGCGTTTCATCCATTCGACCTCCAATTCGTGAACAAATGAAAAGCGGTTTGTAAACAACTCTTTCAAACGATCCACAAGCTGCTTTCCGCGCATCAGGGAGAAATCGCTCGCCTTTTTATTTATTTTAGAATATTCCCAATGACTCACTAGATACGCAGCCATGTCCGCTCTGACGTCCGACGGAGAAAAAAGCCTTACTTTTTTAATTTGACATTTTATGCGGGTTTTCACTTCCCAGATGTCAGTGAGACATATAGTGCTCGATGGAGACCTTGCACGAAATAAGTTGTTGAGCATTTCCAGCGCTCCTGCTGGTTCTGTTTTGATTCGGGAACAACCCGTTTTGTAGGTCAGTCTAGAAAATTTTCCTTCCAAATCAGTAAAATGGATCGCCCACTTCAGTATATTCGTCGACGCTGCACCGCAATGACGCTGCGCGTTTGCGGATTTGGGCTCGACGAAGTTGCACAGTGCTTTTATTACAGGGACGCACTGTTTGGCCGATTTCAGCCTGCACAGATGAAAAGTCGTTGATATTAGCAAATGCCTCACGTCGTGTGATTCGTTGAAGTCCATGTTATCGTTAGAGCAGTAAACCAAGTCTCCTGAATCAGAAATTCCTCTAGATCTTTCGAAATCTATGATGACTGGATCGTGGCACACTCCATTTCTCAAAATAATATTTCCCAAACTCAAGTCGTTGTGCATAAACTTGGCTTCTCGCTGTGCAGATTGTAAACACAATATGACCGCGCGCAAAGTCGCTACCATTTCATTGACTGAAAAATGAGAGCTTTGCATCCACTGCAAGAACGTCACTCCTTTGATGTGAGAAGTGATCAGCGACCGTTTGTCCTTGCTGATTCCGTGCGTGTACACAAATCCATTGGAACACTCCATCTGGTTGATCAAACGTACTCCGACGATACACTCTCGAGTCAAATCGGAATCTGCGCTTTGTTTTACGACGACGCGGCTATCTTGATACACCCCCTCGTGAACTGTGGACTTTTTTGACTGCTTGATCACCTGGACACAGTCTATGCTTTCAAGAGGAATAATATTTTCCTCGTCCACACGTAGAGTCGGAAGCATTCTGTCTACCCACGAATCCAGCTTACACTTTTCGCTCAATGCCATCAACGTGTTTTGCATATAATCCAAAATGCCTGATTTGCACAGGTACGCGTCGTAAAACGACTTGCCATTTTTCGCGATTCGTTTCGCTTCAGCATCGTTGTTTTGCAACCACTCTATCTTTGAAACTAAATCAGATAAATCTTGCTTGACGCTCACAAAATGAACTCCGTCTTTGAGAAAACGTTGAAACCAAAGTTTGTACTCTCCCTCTACTATTAAAACAACCGATCCTAGACCCAGTTCAGCTCCCAGTCTGTAAGCCGCCACGTGCCCCTCTACGTGAATTATGTACTTGTATTCCGAATGCTTATTGAACGAAACCCTGTTTACGAGATTCATATTGAGAGATTTCACATCTATAGTCTTCAAACCGTGAACCCCTTCGAGCTTTCTAGGACGGCGTTTCCAAGACGTGATTCCCGCATCGATAGTCACAACACTTCCAGACAGCATCAAAGTTTCTGCGAGTTTGCACAACTTCAAACGCTGATTTGACTCCGCAGTCGTGCCGGCGCCGGTCGACGATCCACGCCACAAAGCGATACCTTTTTTATTTTCCCACGCCACTTGTTTAGGAAAAGGAAAGTAATCGTTCCCGGACCCAACGTAGAAGCGGCTTTCCGAAGAAGCCACGCGTATCCAGTCGTCCACCGTGGGCATAATCACGTCAGAGTGCCTTTTTGCGGCACAAAACGAAAAAATCGGGGCGTATTTGTCGTAGCGGTGAGATACTAAAGGGTGTGTTTTAGAATCATAGATGTGGTTATACGGTTCGTATTTACCCTCCGCGAGAATCGGGTAGTCCCTTTTGTTTATGAAAAAGTCGCAGTCGGGGATTTCTCTCTCGGCGGTAAGAACGTTTAAAAAGTCTCGTATAGCCGGTATGTTGGTGTCATTTTCCGCCATCGGGTACTCATACCTCAACAGGCAGTTG